CCTATGGCTCATCAAAACTCCATTTTGCAAGACTAACCTTTCACCCAATCCCTGCACTACCTGAAATCCCATGCTGGCAGCAAAAAGCGTGACCGTATTAATGTGCCTGTTTAGGCCCCTAAACGCTTCCATTAGCTCAATTCCAGATTGAATCTCTCCACCGGGAGTGTTCATAAAAAGATAGATAGGCTTTGAAGATCCGAAATATGTTCCCTTATCTAACTTCTTAGCCTTAGAAATTGCCTCTCCAACACTGTTACCGTCAATTACACCACCCAAAACCAAAGTATTATTCTTAGAAAGAGTAATAACCCCATCCTTATCGGTTCCAGAGGCATTGCCATAAGAAAGCAACGCTAAAAACAAGAAAATTGCTACCCATGTGAATTTATTAAATTTCATTTTTGCTCCTTTTGATTATTATCTATATCATATTTAGATTTTTCTAATTCTTTATCTTTCTCTGCCTGTCTATTGGCGTCAGCGTGCTGTTTTAGAAGTTCTCCAATTGTGGCGCTTTTGGGGGTTATGGTAATTTTGTTATCGCCATCTCTTTCCATGGTTACGCCATCTCCAATATTTAGGCCAATGGGCGATTTGCCTGAAGAGGATTTACCTGTACTGTCTAAATCATTAACTAATTCAATAGCTTTCATCAATTGTCCCACTTCTTTCAAATCCAAAGAATCCATCACGGTTTCGTCATTGGTGGAAAGGTATCTGTTCAGTTTCCTCCCCAAACGCTTTTGATAGGCCTGTACCAAAAGTAGCATCCATTCCTGACTTTTGAGTTTAGAATCTACAACTCTGTTCTTTATTTTTTCCAAACTTTCGTTTATGTATTCTTCTTTAACGGCATACCAATTGTTAGTGTGGGCAAGATACAAAACTATCACTTGCTTTATCTCTAAAATAGCAGCTATTTGAGTATAAGTACTACCGCCCAAATACAAATCAAGCATTTGGAAAATATTAGAACTAGTTATCGCTCCTATGCCTGGAAGTCCATCCTCGATATATTGGGTTATCTTAGCCATCTCTTTTTCTGAGATGTCAGTCGTTTCTTTTAATACTACAGTAGGTAAATTACTCATTCTTTACTCTCATACACTGGTTTGGTATTAAAATATACCTTTAAGGTTACATCCTTCCAAAATAGGCTTCTTATGGCCGTTTCCAGTGCCAAAAATCTTTTATCTACAAATGACTGATTTGATTCTTCATTTAGCGTTAAGTAATAAGCAATAAAAGACCTATGATTGATTTGTTTGCTTTTCTCATCTATAGCATGTCCTAGATCATAATCTATTCTGACTACCTGGACATCATTGAAGAAAACAAATGGATAATTTTTGAGATTCTTCTCTTGAACTTCACTAATGCGGTTAGCTAAAATAGCCAACTGTGCCATTTCCTGCAACTTCTGTTTTAGTGTACTATCAGACAATGCCCATCTCCTTTGCTGACTTAAGCAATTCTTGCCTATCCATATCGGTTACATAAAGATTAAGCAAAAAATCATCAAAACCCTTTCCGGCCTTTCTTTCAATTGTTTTCTTGGTATCGGTATATCGAGATCTCAATTGTGCTTTTCCCTTAAATTTGTGTTTTTCCTTATCAATCCACATTGATGTGCCGATCATTTCTAATGTAACCCTGGCATTGGCCGGAATAGTCGGTTCTATTTCCCCTTCCTTGTAGGTCATACTGTAGATAGGCTTACAAACAGAAGAGGTATCGATAAACTCTTCTTTTATAATAAGCCCCGTATTGTCATCGTGCTCAACAAGCCACAAGCCCTTTTCTTCATTCGCATCAGAATTAGTTAACCATCTGGCTGTTCCTGGCAATATAACATTGCCAAATCTCTGCCTTTTGTGGATGTGTCCACCTATGATTAAAGGATAGTCCAATTTTGTTGGATCTACACCATTCGGTGCGTACATCCCGCTTTCATATTGACTGCCATCTATATCTTGATGGATTACCAAAATCTTAGCTCCATAATTTTTCAATCCATTAGCGACTTCAAGAAATTTTTCCTGATCATGCATATATGGAACGAATCCAAAAATACCATGAACTTGAGCGCTATCAATTATGGAAAGATTCTTTTTCTTCATTAGCTGAAGTGTACTAAGCGCGTGGCTCTTATAGGCATCATTTCCAGAATTGGCCAAATCATGATTGCCGACCATGACTATTAATTTCTGTGCTTCACTAAAAGTGTCTAGCCATTGTTTCCAGAATTCTAAGACTTCTGTTCTAACCACGGCAAAATTGTGAAATAGGTCGCCAAGAATAACGATCATATCTGGAGAATTCTTTATGGCAACATCCACCATAAAGCTCATTAGATTGTCAGACTCCTCTTCGTTAGAAACCTGAACATGCGGATCTCCTAGATATAAAACTTTCAAACAATTACTCCTTTGGCGAAACAATAAACTCTACATGGACCAAATCAACGATAAGAAACGGCCCCTCTATGGCGTCGCACTCCAATGTTTTTTGTGCCCACGCTTGAGTATGTAGGATTTCCTCCTTAATATACACTATAGAGCCCTTCTGTACAAGGGTGTTATCGGATAGCATTGCCTCAATCAAAACTTTAAGGCCCTTAAGGGCAAGTTTCTGGGAGATACTGGCAAAGCCATTCCGTTCTACCGCCTTAAGACTTTCCTTCTTATATGTCTCAACAATCAATCTATTGTTAACTGATCTTTTCTTGCCGCCTATCATCATATTTTTACTCCTTTTAACTTCAAAATCTTTCTATTGATAAGTGGTAATTCTCTAGCTAAATCCAGCATTTGATTAGTGACTTCTTCTTGTATATATTCTTCCTCAATATCTTGATGGGGGTCCATGGTGAAACTGTATACGTTGAATCCTTCATCAGTATTGCTGTCTGTACTTACAGTACTAGCGGCATTCATCAATGAGTTCAACTCGCTAACATTAATTTTGGTCTTAGGAATACTTTTACCATCTAAGGCATCTTCCTTAAACCCTTCCTTAACAGCTTCCGTCAATACCCTTACGTCATCTATACCCTTTCTACTTCTGAGAGTGTGAGCCTTATACAAAACTCTTTTGTCAGATGGATAAAAATGCAATACAGTTTCAGAGTAAGAGTCAATCAAATTCCCTACCATGCGACCTATGCAAACGCTGCGAAAAACGGGAGAATATGGGCCGCACCATTTGTCTACACCAGAAGCAAGTCCCATGGCGCAAATGCCGATCATATCGATAAGCGTCAGGTGTCCCTTGGGCGTTTTTCTGTAGAATAGCTTAGCCCTGTTTACCGCAAGAGGCATATTATTTTGAATCAATACGGTTCTAGCCTTGTCTACGCGATGATACAGCAATTCTGCCCTTTTGGGAAACGGTCCAAGCCAAGAATCCTTGATGAATTTGATTAGTTGAAAATTAATATTAAAAGTTTTAAGGGTTTCAATATCTTCTGCTTTAATGGCAGGGGTGATTTTTTTACTAAATGAAATAGCCGTTTCTCTAAAATAAGGTCTAGCACTCAAAATGTTCTTGTTTTGTACACAGATCTTTTGTAGAAATTTCTTATAAACTTCAGTAGCTTGTCGATATTTTAGGATAGTATCCTTAAATTTACTTTCCGCTTCTAACAATTCTTCTACTTGATCTTGCTGCGTGCTGCCGTCATTGTTGTTCTCTATAGCTCGCGTTATCTCACCAGCCAGTACGTAAAATGAATTGTCGAACCCATCTTGATATTTATGCTTGCTCATAAACATCATATATCACAGGATATTATTTGGTGAGTTTTATATGTTTGATTTCCGATCCAGATCTATTATAGTAAGCGATTCTATTTTCTAGGTGACGGACCATAATATCCACGTCATAAACATTAAAATCGAAGATAACGCACTTTTCTTTTGGTATACATTTATCTTTCCAAGGATTATGTTTATAGAGCCTAACTGATCGTCCCACAGTTCCCTGCAAAGTTTTAATTTCCGAGGACCCTCCGACCCAATTAAAAGTGAAGTGATTAGCAAAAATATTCGTACCGGTGGCTATACAAGAGGTTCCTATTAGATTCAGAGCCTGAGCCTTATTAAATTTTTCAACGCTCTCAGCCGGATCTACTTTAGACAGACCAAGTTCTGAGAGTCTTTCCGCTTTCTTTTCACTGTGGGCTATTACCGTTGGTGCTCTAAGCAGTGGCAATAACATAGCAATTTGTTCTAATTCTTCAACCAAAATAAGGGTTTGCAACCCACGATCAGATTGAGCATTTGCAAATTTGGCTATAAAGGCACAGATATTACGATTTTTAAGAAAGTGCTTCCTCTTCATATCCAGAGCATCTTGCGTGTAATAGTTGGGATTTGAAGATTCCACATTTACGATGCGATATTCGTGTGGACATATGTAACCACCCTCTACGGCTTGTTGGGTAGTTAAAGTGTGTACAGTTTGGCCTATAATCGCCTGTAATAGCTTTTCTGCACCATCCCCTCTGGTTTGGGTGCCTGAGAAGAAGAAACGATAGGGAATGGCTGCCAAGACTCCAAAGCACATCTCTTCCAAAGTCTCCGCGCCAAACGTATGGCTTTCATCTGCTAAAAGCATATCTAGGTTAGAAAAAAATTTCCATTCCTCAGTATCACGAACTATGTTGACTAAAGAATCTCCGATACAAATTGTAAACTTCTTATCCAACTTTTTCTTTCCAGCCCCAAATGTGCCGACCATTCCCTTGCCAAAATGATATTCAAACTTTTCTAATAGTTCGTTGAATATACTTTTAGAAGGAGCCACAATAGCAGTACGAAATCCTGTTTCTCTACATAATTTCAATAAGATAGCAGATTTACCAGATCCAGTGCAAAGCTCTACGTTGCCATGTTTTACCTCTAATAGTTTCCCCCAACTTTCTTCTTGGTATGGGTATAATTCAAAAGGTAAGGGTTTTTTCCATGCAACTTTCTTTGGTGTGGGGTAAACGATTTTATTATCAATTTCTAAATTAAATCCAGTAAGATATGGAATGCTACCAGGGTAAATATGAGGTTGATTTTCTCCAAAAACCAAAATCCTTTTGGCCTTCCTTTTTAGGGTTTCAATATTGGCCATCCATTTTTCTTTATCTTTATTCCTGGCCCAATGGTTATTATATAACCTCTTAATATCATGAACTATTGAGGTATTAGTAAACGTAAGTTCCTTGCGTAGTCGTACCAATTCTTCATCAGTGCTATCGATAAATGCGCAGGTGGGATTTGATATGGTAATTTTCATTTGTCATAAGAGTATATCGTAGCCATATGATATAAGCAAGTATCAGAAAAGAGGTATTCATGTCATATCGTAAGGCTAAAACAAGTCCCAAAATGTTTGAGACTGACCAGAAAAAACTTCAATCAATAGTTCTTAAAACAATGAAAAGGGTTAGCGACGCTGTTGGAAGTAGTTTAGGACCTTGCGGAAAGTTGACAACGATTGAAAGCGATTATCCTGGAATTAGCAATACGATTACTAAAGATGGTGTAACTATATTCAAATCTCTAGGAGATCAAAATGCTTATGCACACCTAATCATTGAAACAGCTAGAGATGTGGCCACCAGAACGGCTTCAGAAGTTGGAGATGGTACTACTACGGCTACTATTTTGTCGTATAGTATTATTGAAAATCTTTTCGATTTTTGCGAAAAAAATCCTAAATATAGTCCGCAGAAAGCTACCCGCAGGATTAGAAAAGTGGTTAACGATATTTTGTTGCCATTTATTGAATCTAAAACCATCAAAATTACGGAAGAAAATAAACAACTACTCAAGATGGTAGCGCAAATCAGCGCTAATGGCGATTCTGAAATGGCAGATGCAGTAATCAAAGCCTTTGAAGAGATTGGTTTCGGAGAAAGTTCCCACATTACAATTCGACAACTTAGTGGAAAACCAAATTATGTCGTAGAGAGGATTGATGGATTTCCAATTCCCATAGGGTTTGAGGAATCTATTGGAAAACTACACACAGCTTTTATTAACGATCAAGCAAACCAACGCGCTTTCCTGGAGAAGCCCCTATTTCTTCTTTATGATGGTCACATTAATGATCTCCTTATGTTTATGCCTTTGCTAGACGGTCTTGGTAAGAAATATGTAGAGGAAGGGAACTCAGATTACAAGAATCTGGTCATCGTCTGTCATGGATTTAGCGAAAATGTTTTGACACAGCTTGCGTTTAACTTTTCCAATCCAAATACCTTGAATGTCTTGCCGTTAATTACACCGATGGCACAATTTTTGAATAGCCAAACACATTTTCTGCACGATCTTGCAGCCTTTACTGGCGCCAAAGTTTTTGGATTGAGAGAACAGATTGGAAATGCAACTTTGGAAGATTTGGGTAGAGGAATGGAAAGTTTTGAGGCTTATCGCTTTCGAAGCACTGTTATTGGCGATCCAGATCCCATGAATGTGGAGGTCAGGGCAGAAGAACTTAAAACAATGATGAAAAATGCCGAAAGTGCGGCAGAAAAAATCATGCTAGAAGAGCGCTTGGGAAAAATTACCAATGGCATCGCCAAACTTACTATTTTTGGTGGTTCTAACGGAGAGCTAAAAGAGGCTCACGACCGCTGTGAAGATGCTGTTTGTGCTGTCCGCTCAGCTATTATTCATGGTGCCGTTCCTGGTGGTTGCAGGCTTGCTATTGATATGGTTATGAAACTTTCTTCAGAATTTCCTGAAGGCGATCCGGCTAGTGAAGTTTTGATAAAAGCTTTACTTGCGCTTCCCCATAAGTTACTTGACAATGCTGGTTACCATAAAGAAGAAATCAATGATATTATGGCCAGACTTATAGAAGATAGAGAATCCGTATATGATGTTGAAAACCAAGTATTTGGAAAGGCTGAAGAGTTGGGCCTTCTAGATGCAGCAAAGGCAGTATCAGAATCATTGAGTAATGCAGTTAGTATAGCCAGTGTGCTTGGTACTATGGGCGGAATTGTAGCCTATCCTAGAGATGATGCCTTTGAAAGATCAGAAGCGCGTGCCGACGCTGAATATGGAAGAGCTGTAGACAACCCGGAACAGTATAAGAACGAAGCCAACGAACGGACGTAATCTTTAATGAATACGATAAGATGGCTGAAAAGATTAAAATGTAGACTAGGCTATCATGATTACAAAAGGACACCGTATGTTGTATACGATGATCGTTTCGAACCTTCGTGCATAGAATATGAATCTATGAAATGCCGAAATTGCACTGACGCGGTACTGTATAATGGATTGTTCAAATCTCACAGAATTAGAAAAAACTGAATTCTCTAAAATGATGTTTAGTCATCTAAACTCTTCAGAGGATGTAAAAAATTGGGTTAGACTGTTTCTAGACTTGGAAATCCCTCTAGAAATAACTGATCCAGATAGCAATTCTAGTCCATTAGATGCTATTTGGCAAATCTACAACACTTTCAAAACAAATAGTGGTGATAAAAATCCTGGTTATATACTTATGTCATGTCGAGAAGGCATGAAAACAGTTAGTGTTGCTATTCTTGAGACTCTTCTTTTGACACACTTTTCCTTAGACATTGGTCACGCCGCCGCCACAGAAGAACAGTCGGCTGTTGCTCTTGGTTATATAGATAGTTTTTTAATGAAAATAGAACCATTAATGTTAGTCGCTGGATGGACTAACTTAACTCAGAATAAACGTCTTTTTAAATTTAAAACTCCAGAACAAAAAAGACCATTCATAAAAATCGTTATTTGTACTCCTAAGGGAATGAACAGTCTTCACTCCAACGTTCTTTTCCTAGACGAGTTGGACTTAGCTGATCCCAAAGCACTTTCCGAAGGTAAATATATTACCAGTCATAGCAAAGGTATTTATGGTGTAAAGGTATATCTTTCTACTCGTAAATATGCATACGGAAACATGTCCATCGCCATTGATCGAGCGCCGGACATGAATTATAAGATTATCAACTGGAATATTATAGATATCTGTGAAAGATGTCCTCCAGAGAGACATTTACCAAATGGTCCAAAACAAAACGTGTACATTGGTAAAAATTTACCATTAAAAAATTTGACAATAGAAGAATTCAATATTCTTCCAGATATAGAAAAGCCAAAATGGGATCTCATAGAAAATGTTCACCAGGGATGTGCAAAATGTCCTCTGTTGCCTGTATGTAAAACGCGATTAGCTAATAAGTCTCCTGAAGCAACTGGAGGTTTTCATAAACCCATAGTATCCGTTATACAGTCTTTCCTAGAAAATGATCCAGATTCTGCTGAAGCACAGTTAATGTGTTTTGGACCGACAACTCAGATTCTTATGTCTGATGGTACATCCAAAAGCATAGAAAATGTCAAAATAGGAGACAGAGTAATCACGCATGTTGGATCATCAAAAAGGGTTATTGAAGTTTTTAAGCGTAAATATGAAGGCGATGTTTATTTAGTTGACAATGTTAACTGGAAACATTTTGATTCCACTATAGCAACCCCAGAGCACCCGTACTTTATTAATGGAAAAGAATTTAAAAGTATTTCCAATATTTTACCATTTAAATTTGATCGCTTTGGAGGCCTTAAATCGAAAGGTGATTACGTTTCTTTGCCAATAGAGTATGAGCCCTATGATTCTACAGAAATTAGATTTAAAGATTTGGTAAACAAGGAAACTAAATCCTTGGGGGGAAAGATTAGACTTAAGCATTCAACGGGACGTTACATTCCTGAAAAATTCAATTTAAACTATGATTTTGGGTGGATGATAGGCTATTATGCCGCAGAAGGATATGTTAGTGAACGTACATATTCTAAAGAAAAACGCTGTACTTCCATTACTTTTTGTTCAGATGTACGAGAGATAGATTACCATGAACGTGTTAGAAAATTTGCCTCTTCGATAGGATTGTCAACATCAGAACTCGCTTCGAAAAAGGGAAACGGGTATACAATTGATTACTACAATACCACTATTGCTGAATTATTTCTGGCAATGTGTGGACGATATAGTGACAAGAAAAAGTTTCACCCAAAACTTATGGATGCGAATCTAAATTTCTTGAAGGGAATTCTTGAAGGTTTTGATGCTGGAGATGGCACTAAGAGAAAAAAGCCCTATAAAGAACTTACTACCACAAGCTACGATTTGGCATCACAATTGTTTACTATTGCGGCTCGATTAGGACTTTGTCCACGCATAACTAAAAAACCATCCGTTAAGGATCGTAAACAAGCTTACCTGGTTCATTATATTGACATGGACCATATATATAAACAAAAGCGAACAAAGTTTAAGTTTGAAAATAAATACAATCAGTATCGTATAGATAATCTCTCTACAAAATCATACAATGGGTATGTGTACAATATTGAAGTAGAAAAAGATCACAGCTACATTGCAAATGGCGTCGCGGTACACAATTGCTGGAAACCCGGCAGTACTGGATTGGTTTATCCTAGATTTAGTAAAACAGAAAATATCATCACATTAAAACAAGCTTGGGAAACTTTATTTGGACCTACAAACAAAGCCGTTAATGAGCTTATGTTACTTCATGCGATGAAAAATCTTGGAATACTTTTTTATGCTGGAATAGACTGGGGTTATGTTCATGATACGACTTTTTTGATAGTGGCTATGATTCCAAATGGTGAGGTATGGCTCATGGAAACATACGCTTCTCCAGGATTGGAATTTGCAGATCAACTAGAGGTAGGAAAGGCTTATAGGGATAAATATACAATACATAAATGGTTTGCCGATACTGCAATGCCCTCTAATCTAAAATCTTTCAATAAAAATGGTATGAAATGTCCTAATTTCAAAAAAGATGTACTGGGTGGTGTGGAGGCTGTACGGTCGAAGATATCATCTGCAAGTGGAAAAAGATTCTTTAAAATCATACAAAATGAATCCAACAAAAAAGCTATAACGGCTATTAGTAAACACAGATTTATTTTGGATGGGCAGGGAAATCCTACTATGAACCCGGATGATGAAAGAGGGGTGGCTGATATCTGTGACTCCTTACGTTATATCGGTCAAAATTGTTTTCCGGTACGAGGCACCCAAAAACCAGAGGCTGTTTGGATGGATAATCACGGAAAACCTGTAAATCCACACGATCCAGAGCAAATGGCCGCAGCGGAAAGGGCTTCAATTCATCAGAATCAAATGAAAGAAGAAATAGCCAAAAGGGTAGGTGGAGAGCCTAATGTGATATCGTCTGGAAAAAAAGGTGGGTTCTATTTTACTTTTTGATATCCATAACTTATAGCGTTTTATTAGTTACAGAGCAATCTTAATGTAGGACTTTATCAAAAGGGTAAAAAATGAGCACATTCAGTTTCTTAGTATATCTAAATGCATATTCTGATCGTAAGTCAACAAATTCCCCTGATCGTGGCAATTTTAAGTGGACCAGGGATGTTAACGGCCTTCCGGTAGGTGGTCCTACTAGCCTAGATTTCGATTTGGCGCCTGGAGAGACCAAAACCCTTGTCAACGGCGCTAGGACCCTTACACAAGACGGTACAACGGAATATAGCATAGCTTTGGCCCCCTTTTCGACTACCACTTACAATTTTTCATGGGTAGGCGGTACAAACCCGACTTTTAGGACTTCTAGAACGTCTGGCGCAGATGCTACCACTCAAGTAACGGTTACTGTCAATGGAACAGTGGTTACTTTTACCTCTACTGGTGGTACCCCATTAAATTTAATCTCTGGTGGTGTTATAGCTGGCGATTACGTCACAATTGGTAATCTTTTCAATAGTTTAAATCAAGGACAATGGCAAATCATTGCCCTTACGGCTACTAGTTTTAGTGTAGTGAACCCTCAAGGGGTTAACGAAGGTCCAATTACGCTTGGAGCAGGATTTGCCAGTCAAGTTGACATCTATAGTGCGGCTGGGGTGCAAATTGGGGATACTCTGCAGATTTTTGGTGGATTTTCACCAGTTACTCAAGGATATTACACAGTTACAGCGGTTACTGATAAATATTTGCAATTCTCTTCTCTCGGCTTACTTCCGACAGAAGGTCCTGTAACTACTGATGATATTGCTGTTTTCTCTGATGCACAGCGTTTTATCTATTTAGAATCTAACCAACATGTCTCTATGATAGTTAATAGTATAGCTGGTAATGAAATTAACCCGTTAGCAGACGGTGTTGGTCACAACGCTCCAGGTATATTTTTGAGAACATCGACGGTTTATAGTTTGACAGTTACTAATATAAGTGTCAACACTGCTAAATTGTTCTTTGCAGCAGTAAGGTAATATGAGTGATACCACAAATAACGATATCAGTAAACAACTAGCCGATGCGGCGAAAGCTGCTCAGACTATTTCCGAAGCCAATAAAAAGGGCGTTGTTTTCTCTATGGGGCAATCTGCTGACGGTGTTTTAGAAAAAGCAGGATATGAGCCCACTAATCCCAATTCGCAATTGATGTATACGCTTCAACAGGCGGCTGGAAGTGCTAACAAGAAAGCTCCCAGATTAGCTTTTACTGAAAATCCAGCACCTACCGATAACTACCTTGGTTTGTATAAGTCCAAAAGACGACTTCTGCCCGATGAAGTTCTTAAGCAGATTCGCCTTCAAGACCATTTAGTGGCTTCCATCCTACGTGCTCGTGGAAGTACGATGAGCCTTTTTGGCCATCTACGAAAGGATCGTTTTGATGTAGGTGTGGAATTATCGTTAAAACAAGAATTTTATGATGTTTTGACTCCAGAACAATATGAAAAAGTTACGGAGCGCATGAAAAAGGTCGAACGCCTGATTCTTAATTGCGGCCATACTGCTGGTCTAGAACACCATGATAAAATGACTTTGGCTCAATTCATGGATATTCAAACCCAGAATGGATTGAACTTCGCAAGATTCGGAACAGAAATAATTTATGATAGAGAAGCAGAACCAGATGAAGATGGGAACTATCCTTTTCATCGTTTTAGACCGGTAGACGTTGGTACTATTTATAAAACTGTTCGTAAGGGTGAATATATCGGAAACACCTTGCGAGAAACAGCTATGAAGATGCTGGAAAGCATCACTGGTGATAAACCCAAGATTGATCTACAGAAGTTAAAAGAAGATAAATATGCTTGGTTGCAAGTTATCGATGGCACTCCACGTCAAGCATTTACTCACAGAGAAATGTTAGTTTACAATCTTTTCCCATGTACTGATATCGAAATGAATGGTTATCCAGTGTCTCCTATTGATACTGCGGTTAGCTCCATCACTACCCACATTTCTATTGATGCGTACAAGAAGCTTTACTTCCAAAACGGTAGAGCCACAAAGGGGATGTTGGTTATTAAATCGGATGAAGTTGATGAATCAGTCCTTAACAACATCAAGCTTCAATTCAATGCTTCTGTAAACAACGTTGCTAATAGCTTCCGAACGCCCATATTCGGCCTTGGGAAAGAAGACGATATCGATTGGTTGCCATTTGCTGGGGAAGGTCTGCAAGATCGTGAATTTGAATTTATGTACGATCAAATTGCTAGAAATATCATGTCCGTATTCAGCATGTCTCCTGATGAACTTCCTGGATATAGTCACCTTTCTCGCGGAACTAACAGCCAAACGCTTTCTGAATCAAATAATGAATTTAAACTCACAGCGGCTAGGGATACTGGATTAAGGCCTTTGATTGCAAAGTTTCAGACATTCTTTAATCAATTATTGTTTCCACTCATAGATCCGCTGTTGGCCAAAATCTGTGAAATCAAATTCTGTGGAATTGATGCTCAATCCAAAGAACAAGAATCTACGCGTTTACAGCAAGATATGTCTACCCACATGTCTTACGATGAAGTCTTGAATGCGGTAGACAAAGATGCTGTTGGCGAAATGATGGGCGGCTTGGTTCCGTTCAATGAACGATATCAATTGATTTTAGACAAATACAAAAACGTTGGCGAGATAATGGGTACGTTTTTGGGCGATGCTTCTGCTATGGTAGACCCATTGCTTAGATATAAGCGTGACCCGTTCTTTTTGCAATGGCTACAACTTGTAGCTCAAGTTAATCCTGCAGCTGCACAAGCTTATTTCTTGCCACGTCCGTTTGCTATGGATATACTTAAAATGGTAGTCGCTGATTCATTAGAGGAAGAAGATGAAAAATAGTCAATTAAATTACAAAAGCAAATATTTTGAATTGCGTTCCAAGTACATTAATGATTTGGATACCGCTTTTAGGTTGGGCGTTGAAGAAGGAATGAAAAGCGCTCAACAACAGCAGGCTATGGATGCTCAAGCTCAAGCTCAAGAGGCTCAGATGGCACAAGCTCAGGCGTTGGCCGGTGGACAGCCTGGAGAACAACCTGGCGGAGAACAGCCAGGTGGAAATGACCAACCGGGCATGGAGAGTCAATCTGAAGAGGGGCAGCCGCAGCCTGGTATGGAAGGGCAACCTTCTGAACTTGATCAGCATATTGGGAAACTCGAAGGAATGCTTGGTCAAAATACAGATCCTGAAATTCAAAAGAGTTTGAATGAGATCAAAAACCTCAGAAAGGCAGAGAAGTTTGCTATAGAGATGAAGAAATCAGAAAAAGCCATTGCTGGCATAGCCAAAGCTTTGCATAAGCCAGGTTTCAAGCTAAACGCATTGGCTCAGCATAATTTGTCTGATACTGCAAAGAAATCTGTCAGCATGCAGCACAAAATCGTCAACGATATTATGGAAAAATGGCAAAAAGAAGAAAGCAACGCTTCAAAAGATATTACAAATATTCTTAATATTGAAAATCTGATTAAGGAATAAAAAAGTGTTTGGCATTAGTAGTAATGGTAAGGAAGCTCTAGGCCAAACCGTAGAAGATATCTTCGACCGAATAGCACTTCAGCTATTGGGGAACATCCCTAAGTTACAAAGCAAAAAGCAACTAGTACTTTCATATCAGCCTAACTTTGGTCTATCCCATTTGTTCGTACAGGGAATGGCCAACAAAGCTCCTAATGAAATTGAAAAAGATGTACTAAAAAGCATGCTTGAAAGTGCTTATGGCTATATCGAATCTCTTAAAAACAAGACCAAATCAGACATCACAGAGCAATTAGATGGTCTAGCTAGAGAAGCCCGCCTAGGAAAAAGAAAGATTTCCAAGGAAGAAGTGCAGTCGATTCTTAATAAAGAATTTAAACGTGCCAAATCCCATATGGCCGCCATTGCAGAGCAAGAAGGAACCAAATTTCGTAACCTGGGAAGCATGATGGATATCGCACGAGTTTCATCTTCTTTGGGCGATGCAGATCCTACTGTTTTCTTTGTGGTTGTTAGGGATAATGTCCTGTGCAATGAATGTCGAAGATTACATTTGATGCCGGATGGCGTTACGCCGCGTCTATATAAACTTTCTGAACTCAAGCAGGGATACCACAAACGTGGTGAGGACAATCCATCAGCCTTTGGCTTGCATCCCCATTGTAGGTGTACGCTTACGTATTTATCTTCCGGTTTTGGATTTAAAGAAGGCAAGTTAAAGTATCAAGAAGAAGGATTTGATGCCTATCAAGAACAGAGAACTTAGTCTTTCACGCCCCATTTTTCGTGCATTATAATTACTTTTTCTCCATCTGATGCTATATCATTTGCTGGAAATTGATATTGACATTCTTCAGGTTCATTTACTTCAATCATCAAATCTACTTCGGCATCAGGTGGCAATTTTAATTGAAACCATTGCAATCTTTCAATTAGCTTAGATAGTTTCATTCACACTCCAAAAATTAATTTCTCGGAAAATAATGGTAATAAACAATCAATCCCCAACTCAGAGCCTCTACAAGATAGTTAATCGTCAAAATTAAATCAAAACCATAATTCAAGAATAAGTAAGAATACATAAAGATCGCGCCCAAGAAGATCATCCAGGCGATGGATACCGGCGTTCCTACACTTTTCCCCGCCTTAAATGTTTGATATGCAGCAGGAACTCCGCAGTATCCAAAACAAAAACCGCCTAAAACTCCCAACAATTTTGTGATCATATATCGCTTCCTGTCATCTTAAATTATCTATATCTTCATTTGCAGATATGGTTGTTACTATAAAGAATTCTACAAGTAACACAACAAATATAACCATTGAAATCGGATATGTATTAAAAAGCCATCCCAATAAAAGTGGCACCGCGAAGGCACTAACAATAATCAGATGTACTGCCAGAATCTTTTTTAACATAACTTTCCTCTAAAATATTAACTACGATTCGGGATTTTGCCACTCGTGCGCCTTGTCTCCCCACATCAGTGCTAACTTAGTGGAACCTTTGTGCAGAACGCTTTCAGTACCCAAAAATTAAGGCTCGTTTGTTTCTACCCTTAGCACGGGCCGTAGCTTCATCATGTGGCACGTCTTACGACTCAGGCTTCTCAGCCCTACCTTACGGGCAAGTACACTAGTTACCTCGCCGCCACTGACTATTAATGGGCAGGCCCCTTCACGGTCCTTTTCACCAGGCTAGTGCGGTTGTTGACTTCTAGCTGCCTCACGCATTGTACTGGCACCCAATAAAATGTGCTGGTGGGTCGGTGAACTGCCAACTCGAACGCGACCAATCAAAACAGAGCCGACCTGTGTATCCTCTAAGCGACTTACATCGCCACCAGCTAAAAATTTTTTTTCAAAGAATCGGAATTACACCGACTTGCCATATATGAAGTCATTGAGCATCTGCCGACTCCATCACATTCTTATTCCGCAAATTACTTAAATACCCAAAAGACTTAACTTGCAAGGTTTCGTTATTACCCTAATGTCACGGGTATCCACCTCGAACTCTTAGGCCAAATACCGGTGGGCTAAACGCCGTAACGGTACGTTTCATTTGCACGTGTCATGTCCACGCCGTCTTTGAAAATCTGTGCGGATCTCTCTCCGCTTGTCACGATTTCACTCGTCGCCTACAGAGCTACTGTAAGAACGGTTGCTGGCGGGCTAACTTCGGGGGCGACCCTGTTTTAACATCCTAGATTCCTCAAAGGTGCGGAAGATTCGCGCAATCATCCGAGCGTTTCTCATTCAACGCCGCCGCCAGCTAAACTTAATCCTTTTTGCTTCGTAATCTTTTAATTCCATGATAAATCAGAATAATAAATCCTACTGGAACTACTACTAAACTAAAAAACAAACCAAACGCTATATAAAGCGCTAATATAATTGCGACAAGCGTATCCATAATTCCCTACTTAGCAGCGCCAGTATCAACCCAATTAATGATCAGATCTCTTTCAGACTGTGGCATATCATTAGTGCCTGCTGGCATTTCCTTAGTATACACTTTTTGTTTGATTTGTAACCTAAAATTATAAGCTTCTTCATACTTTTGCCAGTTCTTTCCAGCCATATAATCATGACATCTAGAGCATCGATTTTTGAAGATAGCTTGGATGTCTTCTGTATAAGTGGGATTTCGGGCATATCCCAATGAATTGATTAGTAAAATAGCAAGAATTGTTTTTTTCACATAGTCCTCCAAATAAAGTGCTGATGAGTCGGTCTTATTCCTAGCTTGCGGTTAATTCCGCTTACTTTTTGCCGCGCTCAGTAGATATGTCTGGTCAAACCATATTCTACTTCCCCGTATGTGAATTTGCGGACCAGAATCGTCGGACTTTCGTCCCTAACATACGTGCGTGTCCTTCCACGCCGCCACCAGCATCTAAACTATATCATTCATAATCTCTAATTGCAATTCCTACAGGAAATCGCGGAACTTTGGCTGCCCCAGTAAGGCCTTGGTATTTAACTGTAAGTTGCTTGTTCTGCCAAAGTTTATGATTTTCAAAGTATTCTTTGAGCTTATCTGTCTCTCCAGACATTTTAGCAAAAAATTCTTTCCCATCTGTCGTGACGCACACAAAAGCACCAACGTGTCCTGCGAGTTTTCCACGACCTTCATCAATTCCAATAATTTTGAATTCAGCATCGTCAAACTCCTTTACTTTTAACAAATCGTAACTGCGTTTATTTACATAAAGACCCGCTTCATTGCGCACCATCGCACCTTCGTATCCTTCTTTCTTAAATTTGTTAAAACTATCAATGACTTGAGTTTCATCATATATTCTGATAGTCTCTACCACTTTTAAATATGATAGATGATTTTCCATAATCTTATCACGTAAATATTTAGATAAACTCATTTCTCTACTATAAAAAGTAGACTCGTTAATAACATCATAAATATGATATTGAACGTTCAGATACCCATCTTCTGGATCTTCTTTTCTAACGGCAGATACTATTTTTTCAAAATCATTCTTAAAATCATGATTATACAGCTCACCATCTAAAAACAAATGACCATCTATATGCATACCAGTTAAGGTTTCTATATCTTTAACAATATGTGGCATGGAGGTGATTTGTTTCCTGGTACGAGACCAGAGAGTACATTTACCATCTTTTAGAATGGCAATGCAGCGAATGCCATCTAATTTGGGCTGTACATAGGCCGGATACTTTACCTTATGTCCATGATCGGTAAATTTGTGAGCTAACATAGGGACAATGCCACCTTCAATTAGATCGTCAAGCTTATCATTTTCCGCATCTTTGATAGATTCGACATATCCCTTTTTCTTTTGTTTTTCCCATTTAGCCTGCGCTTCTGCTTCCGCTTGTTGTAAGGCTGTTGTTTGGTTCTTTTTACCGATATTTTTGCCTTTCTCGATATAGTCAGTAGTTGTTTGTGGACTATCAGTGCCTAACTGCCCATAAGTGGTTTCAAACCAAGCAATTCCATCATATTCGCCAGTTTCAATTTCCCAAAATTGAATGGAGCCAGAATTATTTTTCTTATAAATTATAGGTAATTTCATAATTTTAAATACTCACTAGCTTTTTTAATTATTTCTGAATTATCTTTAAATAAACCTAATCCTTTATTACACGCACCGCATAAAAGTCCCCTAATTTTACCACTTCTGTGATCGTGATCTACCACAAGAGATCTTATTTTATTAGCTCTTTTATCAAAAAGAGTTTCTTGCGAATTGCATATAGCACATAAATTACTTTGTTTTTTTACCATTAGTTCAAATTCATGTAAAGATATACCAAATTTATATAACAAAGAAAGATTTTTAAATTTTGATTTATCTGTTTTCATTCTTGCTCTTTTGCCCTTATCTTTAACTTTTTGTGGATTATTTTTTCTCCATATTTTTTGTCTCCCATATTCTTTGTGTTTATTGTTTAATCTATATAATTTATCATTTTTTTTAATTTTTTCTTTGTTATTTAATTTGTATAATTTATGTCTCTTGAGTTCCTTGTCTTTATTGTTTACCAAATATTTAATTCTTGCTAATTTATTGCAATTATTACATTTATAATTTAATCCATCTTTGCTTGCTTTATTTTTACAAAATTCTATATGTAATTTATGTTGTTTACATACATTGCAAACTTTTCTATTTTCCATATCCGCCCTTATAAATAGCATTAAGTCTTTCATCAAGGTATTGTTGTGCCGTAACGCCTGGTACTAGAATAGTATCACCATTGGCATGAACAAACAATGGGATTGACAACCTATCCGAATTGGAATTATCAGGGTTGACAACCCTATGTGTAGTAGACTTAAACCGCCCACCGCTAGCAAGCTGAAGCATATCTCCTGCGTTTACGATCAAAGAGTTTTCTTCAAAAGGTACGGAATGCCACCGTCCAACATTATCTTGAACTTCTAATCCTGGAGCACTAGCGGCAACCAATAGTGTAAGAATGTTGATGTCCTCATGAGCTGCTGCCCTTACGGCACCCGGTTCTTGTTTGATACTGTCCAGGGATGGGTAATAAATTGCCCTCATGAGGGTATTATTGCTATTTCTACACACCTCAACAAAATCTACTGGGATTGATTCGTTCCTATTTAGGGCGTGAAGCAAACGACCAGAAACATCTCCTTCTAGAAGAGAATAAAGTTTTTGAGTAAGAACTGACACTTCATCTGGAAGCCGTACTCCTGGTTTATAGTGAAAAAATTCTTTAATATCAGCAACTTGTGCTCCTACAGCCTTTTCGCCACCAAATCCCGTAAATCCCAAATTTGAATCTTTGGAATTGACAAATTGATCCTTATAGCTTCTATTTTTATTGAAAAACTCTTTCCATCCGGCTTGGGTATCACGAATAAGACCTAGGTCTACGCCGAAATTCTTCACCACCGCAAACCCCGTAGAAATTATGGATTCCATGAAATCATAATCGAAATCTTTTGACCTTAAACTGATTACCTTTACATCCATATATTCTCCAAAATTAAGGCTAACGAATCAGGATTCGAACCTGACATTTTCACCCGTCCTACCGGACGGTATTGTTCCTTATACCGAATCGAACGGTTTCACCGTGATTCCCATCACGATGGGGCTAGCCAAACCCTCGCCAGCTAATCTTAAGTATATAAGGACACTTTAATAAAGGCAAGGTGATTTATGGATTGGACAAATGGATCAGAACAAGTAACTGAGCATTTTACAGTAGCAGACTGTTTAATGTTACATAATTGGAATAGATTGGCAACACTAGATGACAATGCAGACTTCGATAAACTTACTGCATTGTGTCAAAAACTTGAAGAAGTTAGAACAGCGCTCGGCTGTCCAATGAATGTGCATTGCATTTTTAGGTCTAAAGCCTACAATATCGCTCAAAGAATCCTATTGCCTACCGGTTTAGATGTCCACGCCATGAATCTCGCGTGTGATTTTGATTGCAATGGCAGTCTTACTATTCAAGAAATTAAGGATAAATTAGAGCCCCTATTGGATCAATTGGAAATTCGTATGGAAAGGGGCACTACAACTTGGATACACATTGATCTTCATTCTGTCGGTCCTTCTGGCAGATATTTTACACCGTGAACCATGCAAAGCAATACCCTTACGGAAAAACCGAATAGGGCACATTTTACTAATCCGGGGGATTATTGCTTTGTTTCTGATGACACTATCGTGATGGCCTGCCCCTTCTGTGGCCACATATCTCACCTAAAACATACTATTTTACAAAAATTCCCACTTACCTTAGCGCCATCAGTGGTTCAGGGTGGTTGTGGTGACCATTTCTTCGTTGGCAATGGATTTGCTGTTAAAGTTTAAAATGCTGCGGGCCGGATCGAATAGTACCGACTCAACGACTCGCAAGCCGAGAGGCCATCGCTGTCAACATTACCGCAAATGATGCGATCCCTAGAGGATCTATTTTTCGAGAATAATTGTGGAAGGCTCTTTAGTGTCTATAGAAGCTAGTTTGGGTTGCTTCTGCAGACTTTCCGTTCGGTAATTTACAGAGAATGATTGTTTCTTCCATTCAGGCCATGACTCAAATTCTTGCGAACTTGCACGAATATATTCCCAGTGCTTTTCTACTTCTTCCGGGGTCATAAAGGGGGAATGCTTTTCCATTTGAGGCTCCTTTTTATTTTTTCCCTGCAAGAAGATTCTTAACTATAATCTCTGTCTCCAGATACGAGATCCGGTTCATCGGAATACGCATCTGAGCATCAGATTTTGACCACTCTGCAACTTTGATGTTGGCCTCTCTCTGGTTCCCAACGGAGGGTCTACCTGAAACCCTTTATCCGCCACTGACAAGGATACCTTGCGAGTATCTCCCAGATGCGTTCAGGCTCCTACCGAGGCCTCGTAGGATAACTTCTATTTATCCATTCTTAAGTCTAGCTCTGATCTGTTCAAATGTTTCTTCATTAAGTAGCATACCATCCTTAAAGATAGGTCGCAACATATCTACAGAAAGTTCAGAATCCAGACTATGGCCATCGCTATAGGTGATCTTTCCACTAGTCCTGTAAACAAGAACTTTTCCCTTTTGTGACTTCTTGATGCCGTCATCAGTTTTGGGATTTTTGAAGATCTGTTTTTCTACCCCATCAACGACACAAGATGTTGATTTTAAAGCAAAACCAAACGTATCTCTGGTATTATACTGGTACGAAAAAGATCCAATTCCCAATACCACATTAATGGAAGCAAATCCTTTTTCGGCAAGACGGTTGATGATTTCCTCTGCACGTCGTAGCGTAATGGCATCACCGTAGATAAGGCCAATATGGGAATCGAGAAGTTTATAACCTTTCTCGGTAACGGTACCGCCAAAGATATCCCAGAGAGCTTCTACTGCACCCTTACGTTCGAGTTCAGTTTTTCCTTCTGGATCTCCGCAAACAACTAGGACCGGATCGCCAGAATCTGGACGAATAACAACCCTATCACCAAGAGGGCCACCATTGCGGGCCATGATTTTTTCCTTAAGGGCTGGAATAACTCGACCAATCACATCCCAGAAATCATAACCATCAGAGACGATGGAAACAAATCCACTATGGTGAACCTTTGAAAGCATATTGTCTAAATATGCCATATCGTCACCGTAAACGCATTGAATACTATGTTCAGTTGCTGGGATTGAAGTGCCAACAAGTTCTTTTTCCACATTAGCACCATAGTAATACTCGGCTGCCAAAATAGCAGGGATAGTATCCGTGCCAGCAAAAGATAACAAATGACCAAGACCCGTATTAGTAGCCATTTCTAGGCCGCCCATTCCCCTCATGGAGAAATCGTGCCCTTGAAATTGAACAAAATCAGTATTGCCAACTGTCCTCATTGCGGCATCATCAAGAAGTTTGCGATACTCATGTGCAATAGTAGCCGCTGTATAAGCGGGCCATAGTTCACAAGACAGAAGGGTTTCAACATAGTTTGTGAGCCAGAAAAATCTGGGATCAGTATTTTGAATGGTTAAAGTAGGAACTCTCAAGGGAACAACAGTACCTTCTGCAACTCCTTTAATGAGCAACGGTAGATAGCCAAGATCGTGTAGCGCTTCAATGTGACTAACATCTGGATCAGCAACACCAAGGGTACACTTGACGATTCTAGCATATTCAGCAGCCACTTCTGCTTTTGGTCTAGAAAAGAAATTTTCTTGAAAGAAGTCATTTAGAAACTTGACCACTCTTTGATTTCCAAAAACAACTACCTCATTAACATCCTTCATTCTAGAAGCGCGGGGCGTCCACGTAGAATAAACGACTTCGGTCTTATTTGGATACATCAATCTGTGCGAAAGTTTATAAAAATCACACAGTAGCATTGCTGACATTTTGAAAGTTTTCATATTATAATCTCCTATATATGAAATAGTTTACTCACTCTTTTCTCCATCCTGAGTGAATATACGGTTGATCCCTGAATCTTTGAGAGTTTTCAAACCTTTTGAAAATATCCCATGAGTGACAAAGAGATTTACCTCTTTAGCACCTGCAGCCAAGAGATCTTTGGCTAACAATTTGAAAGTCATTCCACCATCGCATATATCATCGATAATCATAATACTTTTTCCAACAATATTGCCAAGATTACCTAAATCATTGATCAATTTATAACTAGTGATATTGCCGGTAAGTTGATCGCGGACTTTTTCTCCATGAATATGTGGTTGAGAAAATTGATACATTGGGACGTATTTACAGTAGGCTCCGTCGTCTGGATAACAAACTACATCTGTTTTACAAGTAAACATAACAGAATTGATATAGTCTTGAGGATACCATTCTTCGCAATTGTGTATTAATGTAGACGCAACTGGACTATGCGGATCGACGATTGTAACTTTTTGAAAATTTAAAGAATTAAGTAATTTTGCAAAGGTAGTTAAGGCAAAAGTGGTATCATTTGATACTTCCTTATCTTGCCTACCGTATGGCAAATAATGCATTGTTAATTTGGAATACAATACGTTATAATAATCTAGAAGAGTCTTTAACTGAGCCAAATGAAGAAATTCGCCCTCGTTTTCGAAGATCCACACTACTTTAGCAACAACATAGCCGGTTGGGATATTTTTTACTTTCCAAATTTGAGAGGTCTTGTCGGGAAAAATGGTAGGAACAATTTTTTCATCATTAAGATAAATCATATAGGCTCCTTATCTTAGGTCTACGAAGCATCCACATCAATCTAGGATAACTTAGCAAACCTGCCTTACACTTAAGATTATATCACAGTCCAAATTTAAAGCTATAGAAAAAACAAAAACCGCCTTTTTTAAGGGCGGTTTAAGATCTCTACTTACCATGGGTAAGAAAGGCTATTTTGTACGAGCGTTGATGTGTTCGTGGATCGACTCTCTGCTTCCACCAGTATGGGCGGGCAAATTAACCTTATAATTCTGACCTTTAGGCGTTTTAACAGCCCAGGTATGGAAATTGTGGTCTTTAGTAGGAGGCGAAAGCTTACGATAAGTATGGCCTTTATGTTCTCCTAATGAGGGGTGTCCCTTAGGA